CAAGCATCGGACCAGTAGCCCAGTTGGGTGCATCCCAAATCATCCCCGACACCCCAGGCTTCGACGAAATCACCAACATCCTCATGCCATACGGACGTAAGGAAAACTTTCCTATCGCACCAACATGGTTGAGCCGCGCCAAAGACATTATTTCCGCCGACACCAAAAACACCCAAACCATCTTCGCCAACACCTACATCGAAACGCTCCGAGCCATGACCCTCTCTGGCGAATACAACCTGCAAGACCCAAACGACAAAGAAAAGTTGTACGCGGACGCCAAACAGAAAGCCCGTGTGCTCGCCGCGATGCGCGTGCTTGGCCAGTTCATTGGACCAACCAGCCCATCAGCGGAGTTCAAAGTGGCGACCGAACAGGGCGACATTTACGCCACCAAACTCGTTCAAGAGTTCTACAAACTGCAAGCGGAGAACTACGACACCGCAGTACAGAGGTTCCTTGAAACCTACGGTAACGATGCCATCCTCTACATCTCTTCCAAGAGCGAGGCGCTGATGGGTGGCCTTGAAGCCACCGAGCAGTTCGGTGACTGGGAACGAGAAAACAGCGGCCTATTCGATAGGTTCCCTGAGATTGCTGGCTACATGGCCCCAGGTGGCACCGACTTCGACTTCCAGGTGTGGAACCGCCAGTTGACTTCAGGCAAGCGTCGCCGTCTCACCGACCGCGAACTGGTTGCTGAGGCAGAGTACAGGGTGGGTATGGCAAAGTTCCGTGAACAGAAAGCCAAAATCGGACCCAGCCCATCCCAGGAGCAGAGGGAATGGTTGTCGGCTTGGAGACAGCAACTCTATGAGCAGTATCCAGGGTTCTTGACGAACTCGAAGTTTGACCCGAACGCTTTCACCCGCAAGGTTGAACAGATGCGCCAAATGGTTGTCGACCCGCAACTGGCTGGCAACGAGACCGCGCAGGCTTTGTCGCAATACCTGTCGTATCGAGATAAGGCTTATGCTCAGGCGGAGGCAAGTGGGTTGAAGTCGTTGGAGTCGAAAGCGGCTGAACCGTTGCGTGATTGGTTGAGTAGTATTGGGCAAGCACTCTCTCAAGAGGTGCCAGAGTTTGCAAGAATCTATGACCGAGAACTGTCTTACGAGGTAGACCAATAATGTCGATGGACCAGAACCAGGGAGAACTCAGCCCAAACCCGCCAGCGGCAACCGTTGCGGCCAGTTCTGACCAACGCGGCATGGGCTTCGAAACACCCACACGCTCAATCACCGTACGCGCAGGAAACCGCTTCGATGTCAATGTCGGTGATGTTGTCCCAGGAAGCGAAGTTGAATACGCAACACCAAACGTCAAAGGCGGAAGAACACTCCCAGGAGTGGCACCATCCCCAGACTCACCAGTCGGCAGATACGGCTACATGGGCACCAAACTTGTAGACCGCAACGGTGCTATCGCCCGAGAACAATACGACCCGTCCAAAGAAGCGTACGGTTTTCTGGCGTCAATGGACTCTGGTGAGCGTGTCTCGTTCCTCCGCCAACTCCAATCCCGAGGACTCATCGGAAAAGGCGACGTTACCGCCCGCTTCACTAACGCCAACATCGGTGCCGCTGAAGAGTTCCTCATGTACGCGAACAGCCAACTCGTCACCGCAGATGTGGCGCTCGGGATGTTCCTCGCCGACCCAAACATTCCTGCCGTGTCAACTGGTGGACGTATCCGCACCACCCCAAAGGAAGACCTTCGTGCGGTGTTCCGTGAGGCAAGCCGCAAGTATTTGGGTCGAGAGGTGTCGGCGGCTGAGGTGGAAAAGTTTGTGAACTCGTACAACGCCAAAGAAATCGCTGAAGGTTCTGGCGGTGCTGTTGCTCCGTCTGCTACGACTGCGGCTGAGACGATGGTGCAACAGAGTTATGGCGAGGAGGCCGCGGCTGTGAAGGCGTTGAACTTTATGGACATTCTCGACCAGAAAATCAAGGCGCTCGCATAATGGCAACCATCGAAGAAAACATTGCAAACATCGAGTCAGCCATCGCGGAGGCAACATCCGCATCGCGTGGGTTGAAGAACTACAGGTTCGAAGGACGCACCTACACCCCTCAACAAATCAACCAAGACCTTCTCCCCAGCCTTAATGCCCGACTGAGCAACGCTAAAAAACAACAGTCTGCCACTGGGGAAAAAACAAAAGCAGAGCAAAATCTTGCCGCAAGAACCCAGCGCGGAACAAAGACAATTTTGTCGCGTATTGAACAAGCAATTAAAAGTGGTGAAAACAGCGCCAACCAGTATTTTGAGGCTTTTCAGAATGGTCGTATGGACCAAGCGACATACGCTGAATACTTGAACAACATGGAAAAGTTGCGTGCAGACAAAGCCGCAATCGAGAGCGGTGCCACTGCGGTGGCTACTGGCAAAACTGGTGGGACACACCATGCCGATGTTGTCAACTCGTACGAAGTTGTAACCCCGTCTGCCCCGCCCGCGCCTGTTACCGCCCCTGTTGACCCGAAAGAGACGCGCCGAGCAGTAACCAGTACCAGCAAAGTTACGCCGACCCCTGGCAAACCAACTGTTCAAAGTAGCGAAATCCAACGTATCAACGATGAACCTGTTCGCGTAACCACATACACGGATGGGTCTAAGAAAGTCAGCAAGGACCTGTCTTCGCCAACATCCGCGCCAGCCCAGCCTGCTGGTGGCGGTGGCGGAGTAACGACAACCCCTGCAACTAAGGGCGTTAAAGCACCGAAAGTTGTCAACTGGGAACCAAAATTCCGTGAAACATTCCCAGCAAAAGCATGGTTGCTTGACCTGGACCGAGACAAATACCCAGGCTTGTTCAACCTGCTCCAAAAGGCAATCACCGAGAACTACACCAACGAACGATTTGCCGCCGAAATCGACGGAACAGACTTCTACAAAGAACTTGCCCAATCAGGCAAAGTCCGCGAAATCAAATCCATCGTCGGCGACCTTGGGTTTGACTCAACCGACTTCACCAAGTTCGTATCCGACTCCATTAACTTCGGTTGGACAGGCGACACCCTCAAGCAGAAGACATACGAGGAAGTGTTCCGCCGCAACGCCGACGGCACCTACGCCAACCCGACCGCCCTGGCCCGCGCCAAGAAATCCAACGACTTTTTGAATGTCCAGTTGGTTGCCACGAACTACTTCAACAAAGCCAGCGACGCAACCATCGAATCGGTGCTCACGGGCAAAATCATGATTGAGGACTTCCAGCGTCAACAGCGCGAAATCGCTAAAGCCAAATACAGCCACCTTGCCCCGCTCATTGACCAGGGCGTCACCTTGGAAGACTTGTCGGCCAACTTCAAGCAGTCAGCGGCCCGCCTCCTCGAAGTCGACCCATCCACTATCGACATGGGTTCCGCTGACTACGAAATTGCCCTCAACTTTGGTGAGGCAGATAAGCGCCGTGTGATGACCACAGGCGAGTGGGAGCGTATGCTTCGCACGGACTCGCGTTACGGTTGGGAAAAGACCGAGAACGCCAAGGAAGAGGCGCGTGCGTTGGCGTCTAACATTGCTCAGGCGTTCGGGAGGATTATCTAATGAGTATGTTTTTCCCACAAGAAGGAGACAACCCAGTCGCTCTGGGTCTCGTCAACCGCTCAAACATTGAAGGCGGTACCGACAACCGTGGTTCAGTCATTGAGACAAAGCCGCTTACCGCAGAGGAAATTCGTTCAGAGACACGCCGCGTCTACGCAGAAATGGCCGCCCAAGAACAACGCCAACAGGTAGAAACCGCTACCACCATCCTCACCAACACCCTCCGCTACTACGGTATCGACGACCCAGCACTCATCAACGATGTCAAGACCGCGCTCGCTGACCGTCGTATCACAGGGCAGTCCACGCTTGATGACATTGGTATCCAGTTGCGTGAATCAGAGTCGTTCCGTAAGCGGTTCGCCGCCAACGAACAGCGCCGCGCCGCCAACAAGCCCGTGTTTTCCGTGACCCAGTTGCTTCAGTTGGAGTCCCAATACCGTCAGGTTCTTCGCAACGCTGGCCTCCCAGAAAACTTCTATGACCAGCCCGATGACTTTCAACAGTTGATTGTCGGAGATGTATCCCCAGACGAACTACAGGACCGCGTCCAGTCTGGCTATCGTGCCGTGCGGGAAGCCGACCCAGCCGTAGTCAACGAACTCAAGACCCTGTACGGGTTGCAGGATTCTGAACTGGCCGCGTTCTTCATTGACCCGACCAGGGCACAGGACACGGTGTTGAGGGCGGCCAGAGCCGCAGAGGTGGCATCCCAGGCACGCCGTCAAGCAGGCATCGAACTGTCCGCAGGAGAAGCCGAAACCCTCGTACGCCAGGGAATCAACCAGGAAGAGGCCCGCCAAGGGTTCGCCGCCATCGGCTTCCAACAGGAACTTTTCAACACCCAACTCCCAGGTGAAGAAGCCATCACTAGACAAGACATCATTGAGGGCACGTTCGGCACGAACCAGGCCGCCGCCCAGCGCATCGCTACCCGTCAGCGTCGTCGTCAAGCACGTTTCCAAGAAGGCGGGCAAGCCGCGCTTGGCACTGTCGGCGAATAGTTGACACAGTTCTAATACGGGACTACTGTTCCTAACGATACTTCTAACAGTAGGAACCCATACGAGCGCCCCCCGACTCGTATGGCGCATACGGGGTGACCAATCAAACAGCCACCACAGTCCTCCGCTGTGGTGTGGGTAAAAGGAGAGTGCCATATGTCAGACATTGACAACTACGACAGCGACTTCGACGAAGCCGAAACCCGAGGCCAGAACCCAGTTCGAGCCAGGATGAAGCAGTTGGAGAAGGAAGCCGCCGAACTGCGAAAGCAGGTCGAGGAAGCCGCCGCCGCCAAACGAGAACTAGCCTTCGTCAAGGCGGGTGTAGACCCGTCCAGCCCGATGGCCAAGTATTTCATGAAAGGCTACGACGGAGACCTGGACCCCGACGCAATCCGACAGGCCGCTGTGGAGGCACAGTTGATTAGTCCCCCCGATGCCACACCAACCCAGGTGGAGGCGGCAGGATGGCAGAAAGTCGCAAAGATTGCGGCAGGAAGCCAGACAGCCCAGCCACCAGTTGACTGGAATCAGAGACTTGCTCAGGCTGAGTCCCCGAAAGAAGTAGAAGCAATTTTGGCAGAGGCACGGCAAGCACTTCAATAACCACCTCTAACCAAAGGAAACAGAAATCATGGCAGGAGAGACCACTACCTCTTCGCTGTCTGTAGACCAGGTTGCATTTGACCGCCTCGCGTACTTCGCGTTGCGTTCGGAACTCCTGTTCGACCAGGCCGCAGACGTTCAGCCGACCCAGCAGGCAATGCCTGGTTCGGGCGTCACGTTCACCATCTTCGCCGACATCGCCGCCGCGACGTCCACCCTCAACGAGGTTACGGATGTCACCCCGACGGCTCTCTCGGACAGCCAGGTGACCGTCACCCTCAACGAGTACGGCAACGCGGTCGTTACCACGGCCAAGTTGCGTGGAACTGCGTTCCTCGACGTGGACAGCGCCGCCGCCAACATCATTGGCTACAACGCTGGCGACTCGATGGACCAGGTTGTCCGTGACGTGCTCGCGGGCGGAACCAACGTCGTGTACGGAACTGGCGGTTCTTCGGACCCGTCCAGCCGCACCACGGTGGCCGCTGAAGACATCATCGCCGCCAATGACGTCCGTAAGGTTGTCGCTCAGTTGCGTGCCGCGAACGTTGCTACGTTCAACGGTGACTACATGGGCTTCATCCACCCAGACGTGTCGTACGACTTCCGTTCGGCAACCGACGCCGCCGCGTGGCGCACGCCCGCGAACTACGTCGACCCGACGGGCATCTACAACGGTGAAATTGGCAAGTTCGAATCGGTCCGCTTCATCGAGACCCCACGCGCCAAGGTGTTCACGAACGCCTCTGACGGTTCGGGTTCGACGGGCACGGTGGACGTGTACTGCACGCACATCATGGGCCGTCAGGCGCTTGCCAAGGCGTTCAGCACGACGGACGGCAACGGCGCAGTGCCGAAGATTGTCCGCGGCAACGTCACCGACCTGCTCATGCGTCTCCAGCCGCTCGGCTGGTACTGGCTGGGTGGCTACGGTCGCTTCCGCGAGGCAAGCCTCCGTCGCATCGAGTCGTCTTCGAGCATCGGCTCCAACTAAGTAATCCTTAGTTACGGAACTGCCCCCCTGCTTCGGCGGGGGGGCTTTTCTGTTTTGGTATCATCTTCACACCATGCCCCAATTTCTGCCCCCAACCGACAACTTTGTTCGGTTCGCTGAAAGCCCAAACCGATACGACAAGCCAGGAATTATGCGTTACCTGCGCACGAACCCTCGGGGCCGAAACATCTACTGGCTAAACGATGACACAGTCGTAGAAATCCAGCCATCAGACGAATCCACCATCAAATACGAGTTCCTTGGCGGGCATTACAACTATGTGACTGATGCACAAGCGGCGTTCCTGGAGTCGAAGGGATACACGATTTTGGATGGCGTATTTGAACTAGACTCCACCTATTCGAGTCAACTGGACTCGGACGCGGTCCTGGGAAGTTAGGTATGGCTGGATTCAAAAAGTTCGGTAGCGAAACCATCGAGTCTGCCGAACTCAACAACTACATCGCCTCCCAGGTTGTTGCTGTTTTCGACACCGAGTTTGACCGTGAAACCTATTTCAATTCGGCTGGCTCGTTCTCCATCACCGAAGGCATGGTCACATTCATCAAGAGCCTGGACACCATGCAGTTCTGGAACGGCTCCGCATGGATGTCGATTGGCGCACAAGGAGCACAAGGTTCTCAAGGTGCGCAAGGCCCACAAGGTTCACAGGGCGCACAAGGCGCACAGGGCGCGGTTGGTCCGCAGGGTGCGACTGGCCCTCAGGGGGCGCAGGGTTCTGCTGGTCCTACTGGTGCGCAAGGAGGCACAGGCCCGCAAGGAGCCCAGGGTGCTACTGGTGCGACTGGTTCGCAAGGTCCGCAGGGTGCTACTGGTGCTAATGGCCCGCAGGGAGATACTGGTCCGCAGGGTGCGCAAGGTCCGCAGGGTTCTCAGGGTGCGGCTGGCCCAACTGGTTCCCAGGGACCGCAGGGTGCTCAGGGGCCGCAGGGTCCGCAGGGTGATGTTGGTCCCCAGGGAACGCAAGGACCTCAAGGCCCACAAGGGGCAACAGGTCCGCAAGGCGCGACTGGTGCACAGGGAGCAACTGGCGCACAAGGACCGCAGGGACCGCAAGGTGCTCAAGGACCTCAGGGCGCGCAGGGTCCTGGTGTCGCTGTTGGTGGTACGGCTGGTCAGTTGCTATCGAAGGTTGATGGCACGAACTACAATACGCAGTGGATTGACGCACCCGCGACTAATCCGATTACGAACGCTGGGTTCGCGGCAATTATTACCATGGATGTAGGTGTGTGAAAGGATTGACAAATGGCAATAGGTGACAGAGACGAACGAAGGCTTGGCGGCCCAACACAGTTGGGTACTACCACGACCACGATTGCTACTGCGGCTACTGGTTACAACGAAATCATCAAGCAGGTGGTGATTACTAATACGGATACGGTGGAGCGCACGTTCACTTTGTCGATTGGTACGGCGGCTACTGCGGCTAATCGTGTGATTGACACGATGCCGATTGGTGCGAATGACACGATTATTTGGGATACGGCTTTGGTGTTGGCGGCTGGTGAGACGTTGCAGGGTTTGGCTGATACTGGGTCGAAGGTGAATGTGACGGCTATCGGCTGGGAGAAGCAGACCGCCTAATGGGGATTGACAACACCTACGGGTTGGGGTCATTGCGCCCAGGTGTGTGCACTAGTACTTCGCGTCCAGCGGCACCATTTATCGGTCAAATGATTTATGAAACCGATACAAAAGCAATAAGAATTTATACCTCGACTGGATGGGGCAATCCCCTGATAGCGCCAACCACTGTTTCTGTTGACTATCTGGTGGTTGGCGGTGGTGGTGGAGGAGCAGATTCGGGCGGCGGTGGTGGTGCTGGCGGATTTAGAACTGGTTCGTTGTCGGTTGACATCAGTTCTTCGTTCACTGTCACCGTCGGAGCAGGTGGCGCTGGTGGTGCCGCTGGTGGAAATAACAGCGGCTCGGCTGGTAACTCATCTGTGTTTTCTTCAATAACAGCCGCTGGTGGTGGTGCTGGTGGAACATACACGGTTGCTGGGGGAAGTGGTGGTTCGGGTGGCGGTGGCTCAAGTGGTGGTGCTGGAAATACTCCATCGACATCACCATCGCAGGGAAATAATGGCGGAGCAAACGCAACAAACGCTGTCAACTACAACAATGGTGGCGGTGGTGGTGGTGCTGGTGGGGCTGGCTCCAACGCTAGTGCTGGTGCTGGTGGTGCTGGTGGTGCTGGTTCATCTTCAAGCATTAGCGGTTCATCTGTAACTTATGCTGGTGGTGGCGGTGGAGGCGGAGACTCAAGAGTCGGCGCTGGCGGCGGAACAGGGGGTTCTGGCGGGGGTGGCGCTGGAAGTTCTGGTGCTGGAGTGAACGGAACAGCAAACACTGGCGGCGGTGGTGGCGGCGCAAGTACTGCTTTGAAGGGTGGAGATGGTGGGTCTGGTGTTGTTATCCTTCGTTATCCATTGGCGTTTTCTATTAGCGGAGGGTCTGGCCTTACGTTTTCAACTTCAACAGTTGGCGAAAACAAGGTAACAACCTTTACCGCAGGAACAGGAACAATTTCTCTCGCATGAGTATTTCTGCTACTACCCGTGGTCTGCGCCCAGGCGTCTGCACCTCGACGACTCGGCCTGCTTCGCCGTTTGACGGGCAGTTGATTTATGAGACTGATTCGAATTTGTTGCGGGTGTGGAATGGGTCGGCGTGGAAAACTTTGTCGTATTCGGATGCGACAAACGGCACCGTACTGCAAGTTGCCCAAACCACCAAAACTGATACTTGGACTCAATCCAATAGTGGTGGTGGCGACTTTGACGTAACTGGACTTTCAGTAAGCATCACCCCCAACTCAAGCACGTCTAAAGTTTTGATACTTGCTTCTATTTCCAAAGGAACATACGGTAGCCCTGTTATCAAACGTGGTTCAACTACGCTGATTGTTGGAGATACGGCAGGTTCAAGAACTGTTGTCCCGATGTCTGGAATCTCGTCCTCGGAATCGAACTGTCCACTGACTATTAGTTACACCTATCTGGACAGTCCAGCAACCACTTCTTCGACCACATACAAAATCTCAATGCGAGACAATCACTCTCCAGTTGCTACGACGATGTACATAAATCGAGGCAACACGGATAACAACGAAATCTACAGTTACCGAGCAACGTCTACATTGACGGTTATGGAGGTTGCGGCCTAATGCCACTGTCATCTGTTGTCGGTGCTTCCTCAATTTTGAAGCCTGGGGTGTGCACTAGCACGACTCGTCCTGCGGCTCCGTTTGAGGGGCAAACGATTTACGAGACTGATACTGACCAGTTGTTGACTTACAATGGTTCGGGGTGGAAGCCGTTTGCTGATGTCACCGCATCCACGAACGGGGCCGTGTTGCAGGTTGTCAGCACCACTAAGACCGACACGTTTACCACTACTAGCACCACGTTTGCCGACGTAACTGGGCTGAGCGTTTCGATAACACCATCTTCCACATCCAGCAAAATTATGGTGCTTGGCATCATGTACGGTATGAACGACCAAAACTCTGCTGACGCACAGGGGCGAGTCGTTAGAGATTCAACAGCAATCTTTGTTGGCGATGCCGCTGGAAGCAGAACACCAGGTCTTTATGTATGGGCAGGTTTTGACCGACCACCCACTCCGTGGCCAGTTTTAGTTCTTGATTCTCCTGCGTCAACCAGTTCATTGACATACAAGTATCAACTTCGGAACATTACCGCTGGAACCGCTTATGTCAACAGGGGTAAAGCCGATGTCGATTCGGCAGGCTATGTCAGAACCGCTTCGTCTATTACTGTTATGGAAATCTCTGGATAGAATAGGAACCCTCATGATTGACTACCCCGCCATCCTCACCCGCCACTACCCCAACACCGAATGGACGTTGAACGGCGACGAATACGACGGCCTCACCTGGCTGTCCGAAACCCCGAAGCCAACCAAGGCTGAACTCGACGACAAGTGGCAGGCAACTCTCGACATGATTGCCGCCGAGAAGCAAGCCGTCGTAGACAAGAAGGCGTCTGCTCTTGCTAAGTTGGCCGCTATTGGTTTGACTGAGGACGAAGCAAAACTGCTGTTCGGCATTTAGCCAGCCTGGAGGGGCATGAAAATCAGTGTCGTAACCACGACCTACAACACACCCCCAGACATCCTCGCCCGCACCTGGGCATCCCTGAAAGCACAGACCTACAAGCAGTGGGAATGGGTCATCTGGGACGACTCAACCACCGACGCAGTGTGGCAACAAGTCTACGGGTTCGCATCTGACGAACGGTACAAGGTCAGCATCCACCGCTCCCATGTTCATTCCGGTTCTATTGGTGCGGTCAAACGCAAAGCGTTCATGGTCGCAACAGGCGACATCCTTGTCGAACTAGACCACGACGACGAACTCACACCCGACTGCCTCAAAGAAGTAGCGGGCGCGTTCTACCACTCTGACGCTGGTTTCGTGTACTCCGACTGGTGCGAGATACTCCCCGACGGACAATCAGGAAAATACCCTGACGGCTGGGCGTTCGGCTACGGCGACCACTACTGGTCAGACGAACACGGTGTCTGGGTCATGCAGGCCCCGCCGATAAACCTGACCACGATGAGCCACATCGTCTCTGCCCCGAACCATGTGCGGGCATGGCGAGCAGACCTGTACCGCGAACTCGGCGGGCACAACCCTGACCTGCCGATAGCCGACGACTACGAACTGTGTGTCCGCACCATCCTCGCCGCACCCCACAAACAGATACCTCGGCTCCTGTACAAACAGCACATTGGGGCGCATACTGCCCAGCGTCAGCGCAATGGGTTGATACAGGCTCTTGTGGCGCAGATAGAAGCGAACTACCATGACAGGCTGGCTGAGACCGATTGGGACGCGAAAGCCGCGGGAAATGCTGTGCGATGAAACTCACGATTTACATACCGACATTCAAACGCCAAGAAATAGAACACTGTCTTGGAAGCATCGTCCCTCAACTGGTTGACGGTGTTGAGGTTTTGGTCAGTGATAACGATGGGTTTGCTGAGCAGATTGTTCGTAGGTTCCCGCAAGTCCAGTACACTAAACAGCGGTTTAACATTGAGGGCGACCAGAACGTGTTGCGGGGTGTGGCCTGTGGAACAGGCGAATACATTTGGGTGTTCGGCGACGATGACACGATGCTCCCAGGAACCATCGACAGACTCCTGCCCATGCTCGACGGGGTTGACCGCATCATTCACTGGTCACAGAACGCCAAAGAAGTCAGCCCAGGGTTTGCTGGTTCGATGGCCTCCTACATTGACCAACTCGGGGACAAGTCAATACTTGTGGCCAGCACCCTCATTACCGCGAACGTGTGGCGCAGAGACATCATGGACCTGGCCAAAGGGCTAAGGACAATCGACACAAAGTACCCGTTGTTGTGGGCTGGGGTGGATGCCAAAACCGTGAAAGTCATGCCACACCCCACCATTACTGTCGGATATGTCCACCAAAACAGGTTCGACTTTTTTGCTGAGGTAATGACCGATTACATTCTTGGTTTGCAGGAAGCAACTGGCTGTAAGCCGTTCCCGCCCAGAGGTGCTTTCGGTTGGAACTTTGTCAATGTAAGTTTGAGGTAATTCGCTATGGTCAAACATCAAGAAACCCACCCGAATCTGGATGTGGAAGGCTGTTTTGGTTGCCGTATTGCCCATGTCCGTACTGGCACCAACACGACGACCACCCGTGGGGCTAGGGTTGCCGAAGTCAATCAGACTGAACGCAACTGGAACAAGGACATGCCCGCCTACAAGCGGTTGAGGGCTAATGGTCTTCAACCGAAAAAGATTGACGGGGCGGCAGAAGTCGAGAAGAAAGCGAAAGAGTCATGGCAGGTGGAGACAGGTATTCTTCCCGATTTCTAAACTTTCTCGGCCCAGAGTTGCCGAATGTTGGCTATGGCCGAATGTTTGTTTCGTTGAAAGAATCGCTGTCAAGCCGCGTCCAGTTGGACGAAAAGGCGGAGCATACGGTGTGGGCGATGCAACCGAACATGGTGAAAGGCTGGTTGCACGGAACTAGGAAAACAATTCTTACGATGTGGGAAACAGACAAACTCCCACCCAAGTTCTACGAATACCTACCCCAATTCGACACCGTCATCGTGCCATGCCTGCACAACTTCGACCTGTTCTCCCAGCACCACGACAATGTTCATGTCATCCCGTTGGGCGTGGACCGTACCGTTTGGCATCCTGCCGTAAGACCCGAGAATGAGAAGTTCAGGATTGTGGCTGGTGGCTCAGAATGGATGCGCAAAGGTTTGGATGTTGTTGTTGAGGCGTTCCAAAAGTTAGGTATGCCTAACACCGAGTTGCATTTGAAAATTGTGCCGCCCTACCGAAGCGCCCCCGATGTGCGGGTATGGCCGAACGTGGTAGTTCACGACGATTGGATGAGCCTCGAAGACGAAGTCAACTTGATGCGTTCTGCTGATGTGTTCGTGTCCGCGTCCAGAGGAGAAGGGTTCGGACTGATGCCACTGCAAGCCATCTCTGCTGGCGTGCCAACCATCCTGACTGACGCGCACGGGCACCGCGAGTTCTCCGACCTTGCAACCCACCGCATCTCGACCAGCCCATCTCCCGCCAAGATAGGTAAGTGGGATAACATCGGAAATTGGGATGAGCCAAACATCGACGAGTTGATAGACGCCATTCGGGATGTCAAACAAAACTTGGGCAAATACCGCAAGCAGGCATTGGCTCGGGCTGAAGAGACGGCGGCGTTCAACTGGGATACAGCCGCGGACCAGTTGCTTCAGATTGTCAAGCCATCAGACAGGAAACTGGATACGAACTGGGTGCGGGCTGGCGAGGTAACCACCCCAATTAGGGTGAACCGCAGGGTGGTGGCTGACATTGGGGCGCATCATGTGGACCTGCGGCCTGGTCAGACTTATCATGTAGTGTTGAATGTGCGGGATGTTCTCGCCGAATCTGGTTACCTGGAGGTGTCGTGAAAAAGTCAAAGGGCCAAAAGAAGGTCTCCAAAGTGATGCGCGAATACAAGGCTGGCACCTTGCACTCAGGTAAGGGCGGTCCTGTCGTGAAGTCCCGTAAGCAGGCTGTTGCTATCGCGTTGAGCGAGGCAGGTATGGCAAAGAAGAAGAAGCGTGGCAAGTAAAAAGGCTTTCTGGGAAACAAAGAACCCGAACAAGAAGTCAAAGCCATTGTCGCCTGCACAGAAGAAGGCGGCTCAGGCTCGCGCTAAGAAGGCTGGCCGCCCGTACCCGAACCTGGTTGACAACGCATGGGCGAAACGCAATGGCTAAATACCAGGGCAAAAACGTCTCGCTGAACAGCCCGCGCCCTATCCGCAAGGGTGAGCCTGGGTATGGTCGCAAAAAGTCTGTGGTGTATGTGTCGGCTGGCGAACAAGTCAAGCGCGTGATGTTTGGCGACCCAAACATGAGCATCAAAAAGGACCAGCCTGGGCGTCGTAAGAACTTCCGTGCCCGCCATAACTGCGATAACCCTGGCCCGAAGACCAAGGCGCGTTACTGGTCTTGCAAGGCGTGGAGTGTGTTAGGGCTGGTAACACTTGGTATGATGGTGGCATGGAATACATCAAGCGTGGCAGGTGGCGTTATTTAGCGTTTGTCTGCCAATCATGCGACAAACAATTTGAAAGACGAATTGACAGGGTAAACGCAACTGGGGCAAAAGCAATTTGTTCGTCCTGCGTTCTTTCTGAAAAGGCCAAACAAAACAAAAAACATGGTTTTTATGGGACGCCCACCTATGTGTCCTGGGTGAAAATGAAAGATAGGTGTCTCAACCCGCGCCATAAATACTTCTACTTGTACGGCGGAAGAGGCATAACCATTGACCCCAAGTGGATGGATTTCATCGGGTTTTTGGAAGACATGGGGCCGATGCCTGTGGCGGGTTACAGTATTGACAGGATAGACAACGACCTTGGATACTCAAAATCCAACTGTCGATGGATACCCAGAAATGAGCAACAGAAAAATCGGCGTGTCTGCAAGGCAAAGCCTGGTAGGATTGCGCCACCGAAAGGAGTCACCATGTCCGCAAAGGGTGAAAAGTACAAGAGCAAGAAGTCCAAGATGCGCCACGAAAAGATGGAAGGTGCTAAGGAACGCATGATGGAGTACGGCTCCAAAAAGGGCGGCATGAAGAAGGCCAAGAAGAAGAAGTAAATGACCACAGCGGCAACTGTCATTGACAGGACGTTGCGGCAACTGCTGTCGGGGACTGTTGAACAGCGCAACAAACTGGCTACGTCTATCGACTCCGATGACACATCGGTCGTAACGACGTACAACCTGGACGGGTTGCGTGCTGGACAGACCTTCGAAATCGGGTCAGAACTTTTCTACATTTGGGATACCGACACGGGCACCAAGACCATGACGGTGGAGCGTGGCTACAACGGAACCACCGCCACATCACATACCTCTGGTGCAATCATCCGTGTTCAGCCCCGCTTCCCCCGCGCCCAGGTACTTGAAGCCATCAACGACGAACTCGCTGACCTGTCATCCCCTGTGCATGGCCTGTTCCAGGTGAAGACTGAAGACATTGACTACAACGGTTCGGACCGAATGATTGACTTCGAGAACGTCACCAGCGTCATAGACCTCCTTGAAGTGTCCGTGCGTTACATGGATGACGATTACCCCGTGGCACGCAAAGTCAAACTGATGCGCAATGTCCCGACCGATGACTTCCCTTCTGGCTTTGCTTTGCGGTTTGACCAGTCTGTGTTTCCTGGCAGGCTCCGTGTCGTGTACAAGGCTGGGTTCACCAGTGCCGCCAGCGAATCCACGAACCTCGTTAGTGGTTGCGGGCTTGCCGAATCCATGCTGGACATCGTGAACATGGGTGCACAGATTCGTTTGATGGCACCACGCGAAATCAAACGCAACTTCACCGAGTCTCAGGGAGATACCCGCCGAGCCGAAGAGGTTCCCGCTGGCGCTGTTGCTGGGTCTATCACGAACTTGATTCGTATGCGCCGTGACCGAATCATTGCTGAGTCCGCGAAACTGAAGAGGCAGTACCCCACCTTTTTGACTAAGGACTGAACGTGGCAGAACTGACACGGTTCACTACACCGTTCTATCCTGCCCCAGCGTTTTACACGGGTGGCGCATCAACCCAACTTGTTCCCGACGTGTTCCCCGTTGCCATCAACGGACGCCCGTATCTCATCGACCAGCGTTCAGGGCAGTTCGCTCGCGGCTACGAAGCCCGTGTCCGTGATTCTGTTGACCAGTCGACTGCTCCTGGTGAGGCGGCTATCAACCCGCAGGGTTTGTGGCGTCGAGGAGAAGTGTCGTGGCACCGTGGCGCTGGACAAAGGTACGCCGACACTGCTGACGCCCAGGACTACAGGTTCTTTTCCAGCAAGGGTGTGAACCCGTGGACTAAGGGCCAGTTGACTTTGTTGAACGCGACGAAGTTGTCGCTCGCTTCCACCGCTACGACGGCCCATGTTGTTGTTCAAGATGGCCGCGTGTATGCCTCGCTTGACGCGGATGTGAAGTACACGACAGACCCGTACGCATCTTCCCCAACTTGGAGTGACGCAACGGGCGAACCTGGTGGTAACTGTGCGGCGATGGCTACGGATGGAAGCCGCATCTATCTGGCGTTCCCATCTGACGGTGTGCGGGTCATTGACCCTGCCACGTCAATCTCTGCTATTTCTGGGTCGAAGTTCGTGAACTCAAGCGACAGTTACTATATGCTCGGCTTTGCCAAGGGGTTCATGTTTGGTTCACACAGCCACATCCTCAACACCATTTCTGCTGGTGGTTCTAAGAGCGCCCACATCACCCCAGACGACACCGCTTTCCGTTGGATTGGTGTAGCCACAGGGCAAAGCGCCATCTACGCCGCAGGGTACGCAGGCAAAAAGTCGCTCATCTACAAAATCACCATCAAGAACGATGGCACCCTCGACGCTGGCATCGTTGCCCTCGAACTACCCACAGGCGAAGTTGTCTCCGCCATCTCTGGCTACCTCGGCTACATCCTTATCGGCACCAACAAGGGCGTACGGTTCGCCACCCCAGACTCGTCGGGCAACCTCAACGCTGGACAAATCATCCCCACCTCTGGCTCCGTCACCAAGTTCACATCTGAAGACAGGTTCTCCTGGTTCACCTGGACAAACTACGACGGCACATCAGGCGGCCTCGGACGACTCGACCTGTCAACACTCACCGCAGAAAACACTCCCGCGTACGCAACTGACCTGATGTACGACTCGACCAACACCGTCAATGGGCTCGTCACATTCGAAAACAAACGATGCTTCTGGATTAGCGGAGTCGGCATCATCGCCGAAGACTCCAACAACCTGGTTACCACAGGAGAAATTGTTACTGGCACCTACCGCTGGGGTATCCCTGACCGCAAGTTCGTAGCCAAACTCGACATCAGAACCACCCCTCTCGTTGGCGAAGTCACCCCGTCCATCAGTTTGGATAGCGGCGCATACGAAGCATTGACCCCGCACTCAACCGCGAACACCACCGAACACGTTGCGACAGGCTCCCAAACCAAGTTCATCGAAGCAAAGTTCAAGTTCGAACTGGACCGTGCGACCGCCACCACAGGCCCAACCTTGACCCGTTGGATGGCCCGCGCCTACGCCACCCCCGCCCGCTCCGAAGTGTTCCGCGTACCACTGCTCCTGCACAAGACCTTGAAAGTCAAGGACAGCGAATACAACTTCGATGTCAACTATGAACTGTCCCTCCTTCGAGACCTCATCAACAACCCTCGGGTCATCACCTACCAAGAGAACTATGAGGCGTATTCGGTCATTATGGAGGACTTGCAGTTCAACATTGAGGACGGGTTCGAGCGGACCTGGAACCTTGAAGGAACCTGTATTGTTACAATGAGGTCGGTCCAGGACTAGGAGAGTAGATGGCTTACGCAACGAGAAGGTCTTACGCTGGGGCGGCACCAGCCTGCACCCTGACGAACAACATCTCGTCTGGCGACACCTCCATGTCCATCACGGGCACGACAACGAACTGGCCGAACACTGCCAACGGGCCGTTCTACATGGTTATCGACCCAGGTTTGTCCACAGAAGAAAAGGTGCTTGTATCGGGACGCACCACAGGCTCGCTGTCAAGTGTTACCCGTGGCGTGGATGGCACTGTTGCCGCGTCACATTCCGCTGGCGCGACCTGTTACCCGATTTTCACTGCTGTTGACGCAGACCAGGCGAACAAGGTGGCGTCCACCCTGACCACCAAGGGTGACTTGTTGGTGACCGACGGTTCGGCATTGAACCGCCTTGCCGTCGGCACTAACGACTATGTGGTTCTCGCTGACTCTGCCGCAACAAACGGCGTGAAGTGGGGTCAGGTTCCTGCCGCTGGTATCGCTACCGATGCTGTGACTACCGCAAAGATTCTTGATAGCAATGTGACGACCGCGAAGATTGCGGACAATGCGGTGACGCAGGCGAAGTTGGCTGACCGTGTTGTCGGTTCCGCCGAGTATGACAGCCTTACCTTGAACGCCCAGACTGGTACGACTTACACGCTGGTTCTTGCTGACGCACATAAGTTGGTGACGCTCAGCAACTCATCGGCCATCACTTTGACTGTTCCACCGAACTCGTCTGTTGCCTTTGAGGTTGGCGACCAAATTGGTTTGCTCCAGTTGGGCGCTGGCCAGGTGACGGTTGCGGCTGGTTCTGGTGTCACTTTGCGGGCACAAGGAACGAAGGTCAAGTTGTTTGGCCAGTATGCGCTTGCCACTCTCATCAAGATTGGCACCGATGAGTGGGTGCTGGTCGGCAACACGGTGGCGTAATGTTGTTTTTGGCGGCGGCGGTTGGTGCTACTACTGCCCCAGAGTTTGAATTTATTGCTGTTGGTGGCGGAGGTTCTGGTTCCAATGGTGACGCTGGAAACGGTGTGGGCGGTGGTGGTGGCGGCGGGGGTGGATTAGCCGCAGGCACGATTGTCAACCCAACTTCGGGAACTGTAACCGTTGGTTCCGCTGGCAATAACTCCGTTTGTTTTACCGAGACTGGTTACGCGGGAGGCGGCGCGTCTGGCGTACAGGGTGCAACTGGTGGGGTTGGTGGGGGCCGCACGACAACTGGTGGTTCGAACGGCGCAAATGGCGGAAACTGGAATGGTGGCGCTGGTGGAACTGGACCAACTTCCTCAATAACTGGAACGTCAGTCAACTACGGTGGCGGCGGTGGTGCCGCATACGGTGGTCCTGGCGGGGCTGGAGGCGGAGGCACTGGTGCCGCGAGCGTGAACTTGATTGGAACCGCTGGAACGCCCAATACAGGCGGAGGTGGTGGCGGCGGTTTCGGAACTTTTGCTACTGGTCGCCCAGGCGGTTCTGGAATTGTCATCATCAAATACCCCGACACCTATGTTCCGATTAGAACGATTGGTGCGGGACTTACTTACACATACGATGTGACTGGCGGTTACCGCATCTACACGTTCACTGCTGGCTCGGACACGGTGACGTTCTGAGTTGCGCAACCTTCGTTGGATTGTTTTCGCGCCTGCCGCGATAATCGCATTTAGTGCCCCCGCCCAAGCCGAACAGTATCTAGAATCATTCGATAATGGAACAGCCGAACTTGTGTCCGTATCCTTGGGACAAGGAGCGTTCTACTGTAGTAACTACAGAGATGCTTACGGCACCAGCGGACCATCTATCTGTCTGTTCAATACGAGTGCTCCGACAACTTTTCTATTTCCATCGGATGTGGAAGTACAAGGATTCGAGTTCGTAGCAGGAGCCAAGAACGGGACAGTCAACGGCACTGTCAACTATGACGACGGAACCACTGGAACATTCCCGATAGACGGGTCGTGCTGTGTTGCTACGGTGCAGGTATTAGCACCCGAAGGACGAACGATTACTTCGTTCTCTGTTCCCGCTGACTACGACTTGTATCTGTTTGATTCTCTTGCGTGGGTCGGCTCATCGCCTGCCCCAACAACCACATCAACAGAAACAGTGCCGACAACAAGCACACCAGAGCAAACAAGTTCAACATCTACGACCTCTACTTCTTCGACGACTTCTTCGACCGTTCCCATGACCATGCCGCCACCGCCACCAGATACGCAACCAACGGTAGAAACAACTTCACCTGAAACCAGCCTTCCTGAAACAACAGTGGCGACCACGCTACCAGCGCCAACCACCACAGTCCCAACAACCACGGTTCCCGAGACCACCACGACCGTAGCCCAGACCACCACCACAGCCGCCCCTGATACCACTCTCCCGAGCCCTCCACAGGACGACTCGCAGGGTCAGGTACTCCAGGAAGCACTCGCCGAGGAGCCCCCAGCAAACGCCCCAGACGAGGTCAAGGCACAGTTCGAGGCGCAGGTTGACATCTTCTCTGGCGACTACGACACCTATGTCCCGTTAGGTTCGAAGATTTCTGTGGCTCAGCGCCGTACCGTTGTTGCCGTCACCGCGGTCTTCCTCATGCTGGCACCGCCACCATCTACAATGAGACGACGCCAATGAGAAAGTTTCTGAATTTCCTAGCGGATAACTCCTGGACATACGCTGGAACAGGGCTTGTCTTGATTACCCTTACTGGTCCTACTTTGCGGCAAGCATTGTGGCTTACTGGTGTAACATTGGTGCTACATTCTGTACTGACCCTGACCCAAAAGGACTAGCAATGGCAACCCTTAAGACCCTCGTACTTCGCATCGTCGCCGTGTTCGGCTCGTCCGCTCTTGCCGCTGTTGCGGGTGGTGCGGTGTTGGATGTCGAGTTGTGGAAGGCCGCCGCTATCGCAGGTATCGTTGCCGCCGCCAAGGTCACCGAAGCGTTGCTCCGTTCTTGGGCGAGCGATGGGGTGTTGTCGAAGGAAGAGATTGCTGAGGCTTTCGGCAAGGCTAAGTAATGCGTAAGCCTTTCCCTGTAGTCAAAGTCTCTCTCTGCTCGCACCTCAAGGGTGTGAAGGCTGGCGAACTGTCGTCTGATTTGTTGAAGACGATTGAGAAGGGTCGCTTGCATCATTGTGCGGCTGACGCATACGAGGCCATGGACGAAGCCGCCAACGCTGAGGGTATTGACTTGTCGCCCACGTCAACTGCGGACACTTACCGTTCGTTGGAGATGCAGGAGTACGGGTTCTTTCAGCGTTACACGGATAAGCCGAAGAAGAACTTGTTGAAGCAGAAGCCACGCATCTACAAGGGCAAGGCGTGGTACCTGCGTAAGGGCATGGCTCCGATGGCTGTGCCTGGAACCAGCAACCACAACCTTGGCATCGCAGTCGACATCGCCAACGCTTCAGGCAAGCGGTTGGAGTGGCTGTTGAAGAACGCTCAGTCGTTCGGGTTCTCTTGGGAAGTTCAGTCCGAGCCGTGGCACCTGCGTTATGTGGCGGGTGACAATGTTCCAGAGCGTGTCAAACTCTGGAAAGAGTCCAAAGTTACCGAGGCGTAACATGGATGCGGGCTGGGCGACCGTCGTTGCGGCGGCAATCACCGCAACAGGTGGTGTCCTCGTCGTCCTCCTCCAGAAAGCCCGCAAAGAAAACAAGCGTGACCACGAAGTCGTGCAAGGGATTCTTCGCATGATGTACCGCGGGATGCAACGCACCGAAGACAAGGTGGACAAGGTCGCTGACCGTCTCGCAGACCACCTGCATGAGCATCATCGGGATTCGCAAGACGCTTAGATAAGTTGCTATGTTTCTTCGTCCTATGACGAGGGAATCGCTTTACACAATCCGCAAGTTTTTGGTTCGAGCAAGGGTCGCAGGGCACACAGAAGAAGACGAGTTCTTCCGAGCCTTACAGGACTTGGACCGCCTCATCCTGGACGTGACCCGCAGGCAGGCGGAACAGAAGGTCGCCTAGTAGGATTAGTTCCCGTGTCCGCCCACGAATGGTTGACCTGCCCGACGTGCGGTGAAACATGGCCTATTTCGGAAGGAAAATACTGTGGTTCATGTAGGGACATCGGCAGTCAAGAACAGGATTAGCGACCGCTCATTCGTCGTAGTGCGCTGGGCTGACACGCACATGAGCGAAGGCGGCTGGCTCGACCTAGATGAGTACGACGACACGGGTGAGTGCATCGTCGAGACCGCAGGGTTCCTTGTCCCCATCGGTGAACCAGGCTCCAAGCAAGGACACGTCTCGGTGTGGCAATCCCTGTGCGATGGCGAGGGGATTCACGGTACGCACATTCCTGTGGCGATGGTGAGGGACATCCAAATTATTTCCTGAAGAGGTCCTTGACATACGGTATGACGACCTGTAACCTGACCTGCGAAGGAAAGGAAGGGGTCAATGAACATCACCCGTTACAGAATCAGCAAGCCCACGCACGGAGAACAAGAATGGTTGTCCGTCCGCTTTTGGGATGAGAAGAAACGCAAGCGCGTATCAGCGTCACCAGCGGCGGCAATCTACGGATTGCACCCGTTCGTGCCACAGGACAAGTTCGCCGCGGAACTGCTAGGAGATACACCCCCTGCTCCTATCGCTCCAACGTGGGCAATGACGAGGGGCAACGACCTCGAACCGTTGTGCATCAAGTGGGCTATCGACCGCACAGGCATCCCGTTTGAGACACCCGAGGAAATGTTTGCGGCAGACACCGACAACGGTGCCCGCATGATTGCCACCTTGGATGGTTTCTACGAGAACGGTGATGACCGCAAGGTGTTGGAGATAAAAACGATGAGCCGCGAATGGCAGAGCGAACTGCCCGACTACTGGCGCATCCAAGGCATCCAGCAAGCCATCTGCGCTGATGTCGACCTCATCACTTGGGGTGTGTTCGACTCGACCATGAGTTTCTACATCTACGAACAGAAGGTGACAGACGAAGAGAAGGACGAACACATCAACGCTGTCGCCAAATGGCTCACCTCGATTGACCTTGGCATGACCCCTGATGGTGTGGCTTGGTCATACGAGACCATCTCCACCCGTTACCAGACACCCGTGCATGAGTCGGTTGAGGTGCCGCCAACTGCTGTCGAGTTGGTTGCCCAGTTGAAGCACGTCAAGCGTGAACTCAAGGCGTACTCCGAGATGGAAGACAAGTTGAAGGCCGCGCTGTGCGAACTGATTGGACCGTACGAGGTGGCCACCGTGAACGGTGAGACTGTCGCCACTTGGAAGGGACGCACTTGGCAGTCGCTTGACATCAAAGCACTCAAGGCACAGGAGCCAGAACTAGCCGCGAAGTACAGCAAGCCAGTAACAACCAGAACCCTATTGCTCAAAGGAGAACGAGCATGAATAACAGCGAACAACTACGGAAAGTCTTGGATGACTACAAGACACCAGACCCATCCATCGTCGGCAAACTCCCACGCGGAGGCATACAACTCGACTTCGTCGGACACGCTGACATCACCAAACTTCTCATCGAGATTGACCCGCTCTGGTCATGGGAACCAGTGGCAATCGTCGATGGTCGCCCAGCAATCCATGTCGTCAACGGCATGGCTGTCATGTGGGGCAGGCTCACCATTCTCGGCAAGTCCATGCTTGGTGTTGGCACCGTCAAGCACGACAAACCAGACCTCGACAAAGAACTCGTCGGGGATTTCCTGCGTAACGCATCCATGCGATTCGGTATCTGCCTGTCGTTGTGGACGAAGCAGGAATGGGAAGAGCCGAACAAGGTAGCGGGGAAGACGCAGGGAATGAAAGGGCTTGCAGGGACGCACACAACTGGTAAGCAAACCCAAGTACCTGCGTCTTCACCCGTGATTTCAGAAGATGACCCCATCTCCGATGAGCAACGCGCACAGTTCGTTGCCGCCTGCGAGAAGGCTGGTCTAGACCCCGAGAATGTGGCGAAGAACGCGAAGGTCAAATGGGATGGGCCCATCCTTCAGCGTCATCTTCCGCATCTCAGGTCTTCGTTCAATGACCTCAAGTCGTTTGCGGCAGGTGAGTGATGGCGGCGAAGCGTACGGTTGACCCGACTGGCAAGAACAGGTCGATAGCGATGGTGTCGTTGCGGTTGACGCAGGAGCAGATGGAGTTGGTGCGTCGCTTGTCGCAACAGCATGGCTGTTCCCGTAGTGAACTGTTCCGCCGCCTGCTAGTGGAGGCATCGCGATGAGAACCAAGAAACAAATTGAGTACATCATGGACTTCTATCAAGAGTTATTGGAGGCCGCACTTCGCGAAAAATTTGAGGCAGAACAAGACAGAGACAAATGGAAGTACATTGCTGACCGTTTGGTGAACGGGGCAGAACGCCAGATTGACGACTACCGTACCGCTAAACCAACCAATCCGTATTGGACTGAAGCATGGAATCTTTATGACAAGGCGGTACATGGTGAGTAAAGAAAAGGCCAAAGGCACATCGTTCGAGACAGCCATCGTGAACTACCTCAAGACGTGGTACCCGATGGCAGAACGCCGCACCCTGCACGGTGTTCTTGATAAGGGCGACATCGCAGGGACGCACCCTGCGCTGGTGTGGGAGTGCAAGAACCAGAAGAAACTGGAACTCTCGCAGTGGTTGCTGGAGACAGAGCAGGAGCGCATCAACGCGAACGCTGAACTCGGCATCCTTGTCGTAAAGCGTCGTATGTATGGCACGACAGCAGACCAGTATGCAGTCGTGCGGCTCGAAGACATGGTTCAACTATTGAAGAAAGCGGGATACTAATGCCAGACATCAACAACGAATACCTGATTGACCAGATGGAGGAGCGAGAGGATGCGTTCCGCAACAAGTTGGAGAAGGTGCGTGCCGAACGAGACAGGCACAACGCCATCAGCAAAGCCTTGTACGAGTGTCTGGTTGCCCGCATCTATGACCCGCCCGTGGTCAAAGGATTCGAGGGGGCACCTACTCCTGCCGAGCGTGAGGCGATGGATGCGTTCTTAGACAGGCACGATGGCTGAGGTTCAGCGCGTCGAAGGGTACGAACCGACGCACGACATCAAACGCTTCAACTTCAAGACCGACCTTTCATTCGGGCATGAGGGCGAAGAGATTGTGCGATTGTGCTTAGAGAAGTTCGAGAGTGGTGATGTCGAAGTGAAGTACGACAGGTTCCGCAACGGACGCATCTTCGTCGAGTACGAACAGAACCCACGCGGGCAAGGCTGGAAGCCTTCAGGTATTGCCGTTACTACTGCGGCTTGGTTCGCGTATGTGTTCTCTGAGGGCGGTTGGGTTATGATAGAGGTAACACGACTCAAGCGTTACCTCAAACATAACTGGCCTAACTTGCGCCATCTGGTAGCGGCACCTGAATCCGAGAACCCAACGAAAGGAGCATTGCTTTACCCCTCGCAGGTAACAGAGTTGATGACCTTATCCACCTACGATTGAGAGACTAAATGTTGAAGTACGTTGTGTGCGCGTTATTCACAGGGGTTGTCATAGCCGTCCCCCCAGCGGCGGCATCCACCCAAGATGAAGGCAAGATGGCAGAAGGGACGAAGGGAAGAGCGGCAGTAGTGGTCCCAATTAGAGCGACCCCCCGCAAACCGATACCAGCAGACCAAGAGATGCGATGCCCAGAATGGCATCCCCTGTTCCGCAAGTACGGGCTACCCGTGCAGGTGTTCTCGTACATAGCGTGGCGTGAATCCCGATGCCGACCCAACGCCATCAACGCCACATGGAACAAGCACGGAGTCATGACCTACCACCTGAATAACAACAAGTCATGGGACTCTGGTCTCCTCCAAGTCAATTCCAGTTGGGTCAATAGTGTCCGAGCGGTATGCGGACGCAAGACAGGCGACATGAGGAAAGACCTCGAAGCCCTGCTAGACCCAGACTGCAATGTCAAGTTTGCCCGTTGGATTATGGACAACACCAAGGGCGGGCTTGGCAACTGGAGTCTTTGACATCTGCCACACCCTCACGCTAGGGTAGGTACTCCTATGAAGGGGCCAGTAACACGATGGGTTTGCGACCGTTGCGACGAGATGCTCACCACCTATGTACGCCTTTCAGAACCCCCGACACACGTTTGCCGTGGGGCAAATAACACATCCAAAGAAGGGCAGATACAGCCCATGATTCCGAAAGGAAACAAATGAATACCATCACAATCACAGGCAACGCAGGCAAACCCGTCGAGTTGACCTACGCCAAGAGCGGCACCGCAGTCGGCAACTTCACCGTCGCCACCACCTCAGGCAAGGACGACAAGAAGGTAACAGTGTGGCATAACGTCACCGTGTTCGGTCAGTACGCTGAGCACGCCGCCGCCACCATCGAGAAAGGCTCGAACGTGATTGTCGTCGGCAAGTTGGACATCTCCTCATACGAGAAAGATGGCGTGAAGAAGTACGTCACCAAAATTCTCGCTGATGAGGTTGGTTTGCTGTGCCGTTGGAACCCTGTCGTCGCGGACAAGACGAACGACACGCTCGGCAAGGTGGCGCAGGCTTTCGGCACCCCGAAGTTCTTGGAAGATGAACCGTTCTGATGGACATCATGACCATCTCGTACGACCAATGGCTAGAGATTGGATTGCGTTCAGGCTGGGTGTCACCACCTATCTGTGAAACCCATGATGGCCCAGCCACCAGCATTACCGAAGAGGCAGAGTTCATTGACGGCTCAGACCCATGCGTGTTTGTCATGCGTGTCTATGAGTCGGATGAACATCGTGAATCGGTAGAGGCGAACTGCCCTGCCGCAGTATGGAGAAACCCATTCCGTGAAGAAAACTGACGGAGCAGAAATCCTGACCGAAGCGTTCGGTCTTATCACAGGAGACAGACATAAAGAGTACGCCCATCCACTCGATGACTACACGCAGACCCGCGACATTTTCGAGGCACTCACGGGGGTCAGGCTCACCGTCGAGCAAGCCATCCTATTCATGGTGGCGGTAAAACTCTCACGCCTACGCACCGCCATCGGAGAGAACCGTTGGCACAGAGACAACGTGGTTGACGCGGCAGGCTACCTCGGATGCCTGTCAATGGTGGTACACGCCAAGACCGAAGGCCACTGATGTCGTGGGTGTTGTCGCTGGTAGGTATCACGGGGCTCATTGCTGTCGGCAGACACAAATGGTGGGGGTTCGCCATCGGGCTATGCAACGAGGTGCTGTGGGTGTACTTCGCTATTACACGGCAGGAGTATGGTCTTATCCTCGGAGCCATCATGTATGGTTCGGTGAACCTGATGAACATGATTCGATGGAGACGCGATGATAATCAAAGGACGAACAGCACCCTGCCCTTGCGATAGGTTGCCCCTCAACCCTGACACCTACTGTGGGAAGTACGAAGAAGACGACGATGAGTGACGTCGAACGTACCGACATCTACCGCGCTTTTGACAAGGAGACTACGCGCTGGTTATGGTTGCGTGAACAGCAACTAAAGAAGGAGAAGGGAACAGATGACTGCGGTGAACATGATGACCAGTGAAATGGCATGGTGGGATGACGCGCCCTGCAAAGGGATGGATAACAGCGTGTTCTTCCCAGAGATAGGCAAAGGTCAATCATCTAAGACTGCGTACGATGATGCTATTGCGGTGTGCGAGCCATGCCAGTATCGCGTGCAGTGTTTAGAGTTCGCTATCGAATCAGAGATGAACGACATCCGTAGGTACGGTGTGTTCGGTGGTCTTACGCCTCGGGAACGTGAAGAGTATTTTGCTGGGCGACTGCACCTGAGAAAGTGAAAAGCCCCGCTCAACCGCAGGAAGGGGAAACCGCGGGAACGGGGCTAATCAAACCTTTAGCCTAGCACTACAAACGTAGTTGGCGCACCTTGTACCTGTGTTCCCTTGCTAGGTCTGAGGCTTGGGCATCACGCTCGGCGTGGTCGGCGGTGTAGTAGAGGCAAGCCATCATCGGGTCGGGTGTCCATGCCTTGCCGTTGCGGACGCTACCGCCACGCCAATACAGAAAGTCCATTTCGCCTGCGTGTCTGCGCACCACCCACATTCGGTGCTTGCGGGTCTTTACCTGATAGAGCAAGAGGTCAAGCCGATTCACGCTCGTACCCCTCGATGTTCTCGATGACTACCTGCCAGCCCCAACGCTGAACGAGCATGGCTACGACGCATCGTGCCAGCCGTTCGCTGTTGATGTGGTGGTGGATGAAGTCCTCGAACTCTGCCTGTCCGTCCCTCATCAGAACACGTCCCCATCTGTAACTGGAATCTCGATGGTCGCCCCCAAGTCCCATTCCTTCTCTGTTACGAAGTAGCCAACCCGATTGACCAACAGATACCCGTTCGTTATCACCAGCCCATCGTCAGTATCGACCAGCGTCCACACTTTGCGTGGTTCGCGTGTCGCCACCGATAGCACCGCTTCGTTGTCGTCCCCGTATGTCTCGAACATTTGTCCATTCCATGAGGCGTACTCGTCGCCCGTGTTATTCACGGGCTGGTATTCGGTTTCCCATTGCTCAATGGTTGTCATTTCATTCCCTTTCTTGTCTCTTGGATTTCATGTCCGCCCACCGTCACCGTCTCACCAGTCGTAAGCCCGATGAGATACTCGATACCGTCCCGACCCTTCACCCCACCTATCACCACACCCTGCTTACCGTAGTGCTGATGATAGGTGGCGATGATGGTCACCTTGATACCGCGCTTCACGCTGGCTCCACACTCACATCGTGTGGCAGTTCAGCCCGTAACACATCGTGGATAATGCCACCGATAATCTCTGCCGACTCCTCGGGTGTGCCGTCCATGTCCTCAGCCCAAACACGAACAGTAAAGATGAGTTCCTGTTTCATAATCAAATCTTGTCCTGCTTCTGCTCGTAAAGTGCTGTCTCAAGTTGGTCGAAGATGAGACCCATAGCCCACTCGCTCGGGTTATCTTCCACTATCGACACCGCCACCGCCCAATCCTCGTCGGAGATAGGGTTCTCCTCGTCGTGGTCAAGAACTTCCTTGCCCCACCATTCGATGTAGATGTCATCGTTTGGTTGGTATCTTTCGACCAACATTTTGATTGCTTGTTCCACTCTCATTTGTTTTGTCCCTTCTTGTCTAAGCCCAACTGCCAACGGTAGCGGTTGCGGATTGCTTCGTGCTTACGAATCTTGCGTATGTAATACTCTCGTGCTACTGCCACACCGAACGCGAACATCGTGACCGACCACACCGCATAGGCGTACAGGTCATAGTTCGGGTCAATGTCATTCACTAACTGGTTCATTACTTGTTCCCTTTCTTTGGACTCAATACCATGTCGATGACGAACATCGTGGTGTGTAGTTGCTCTAATGCTCGGACTGTTTCCAGTTCTCCGACCACCCCACGACGCGCACCCTCAATGAGTACATGGCGGAGGTTGTCGAACTGGCTGTTCAGTTCCTCGCTTATCTGTTCCTTAGTCATTGCTTTCCCTTTCCAGTTGGTAGTCAAGCACCACGAAATCTGCCCCTGATGTTTGACCATTTACGAATTGCTTCATTTCTTGCTCGCCTTGCGCATAAAAGGACACTCGGTCATCGGGTACACCGAACGAATCGGTTCCCGCTTCCTCGTCGTATTCCCCGAATGAGAAATACATTCCTTCTATGTATGAATCGGGCGTGTCTAGCCATCTGACGGTGGCATACGCTCCGATAACTTGCTCGCTCATTGCCTTTCCCCTTTCTGTTTGTTGGTTGTTACATTCTGAACACACTCTGTCGCCACCGATGTAGAACCCATCGCCATCAGGCACAAGGTCGCCACAACTGTCGCAGTCGTACTCGCTCATCGTTTCCCCTTTCGTTATGTCCTACTGTATTACGCTGTTGTCTCGTTGTCAAGGATTACTAGATGAGACTGATGCCAAGTCTCCCCGATACCTGCCACGGGTCGAACCTTGTAGTCGAGGTTCCCGTACCGTTTCCGTGCGTCAATAATCTCCACACGAAACCTAAGCGGACTGCTCGGCAGGCTAAGCGTTGCGTGTTTGCCGATGTTCTGTCCTAGTTCCTGCGCTGTGGTCATGCGTTGCCCCCGTTCTTGATGATTCGTCGAACCTCGGCTACCGCTTCGGCGCGTGTGTCGTACTGTCCGAACTCTCCGACGGTGATGATGTGTCCATCTGCCGTTGCCATTCGCACTGTGTAGCGTCGCTGATAGTTCCACGCTCCATAGGAGTCTTGCTCACTGCTCACGAAGTAGCGTCCCCCGTATACCGTGCGCCCCACTCGACACCCGAAAAACCGTAGGGTATCTTCGTCGAACCAATGATTTCCGAGTCTGCGGTTGGCTTCCTCGATTTCGTTCATACTGGTGAACCAGTAATCTGTTTGTGTTTGCATTTCTGTTTCCCTTTCTGTTGTAGTTGTAGTGTATTACAATCCTAGAGCCTTGCGCAACCCCGTTGGGTAGCGTGTTACTGTCCCGTCTGATTCGATACGGAACGAACCCGAACGAACCGCCATACCGTCGGGCAACATTCGGAACACTTGTCCCGTGATTGCACCGTCGCGCTGCTCGCGTCCCGTGTCATAGAAGAAACGCTTTCCTTCTGTCTCGTAAGCGTTGCTCTGTCCCGTTTGTTTATGGCAAGCGTCCGACCATGCTCTTTCTATGTCGCACGCTTTCGCTGTTGCTGACCATCCCATTTCTGTTTCCCTTTCTTGTTGTTGTTGCTATTGCTAAGCGTATCACACTCTAGCGAGAGTGCAAACACTTGTCCCCGTCTAGGTCGTGAACCTTCGCGCCCTACGGCGTGACGGGGGATTACTGGCTACTGCTCTTCGCAATCGTGACCGTAGTACCACTCGTTAGCGTCGTCCTCGTCGAGCAGGTCGAACACTCGTTCGCACTCTTGGCACTTTGCTTTCGTCTGAATCTTCACTTGTTGTCCCTTTCTTGTTGCCCCGAACGTTTGTTCGGTAGTTCCCCACTCACGGCGCGACCGTGCGTACCCTACGGTATGTGGGGAGACTCTCAATCCCAAGTAATGAAACCCTCGGGCGTGGTGTAGGTGGGTGGAATTTCTTTCGTCGGGGTCAATCCGCAAGCCTCCACGAATCGCGCCTTGTCGAATCGTGAGTTTTCTTCCGCCATGTATTCCGCGAAGTTCTCCACGAACCCCGCCATGACCCTACGGGCGAGCAGTCTGTCAGATTCCGATGACCAAAACGCCCAAGCGTTATGAATGTCTTCGGCAAGTGCTTCATAGTCTTTGCTTGTCATTGTCTCCCTTTCTGTAGTTTCCCTTGTATTCCCTTACAAATACCACTATAGCAGACAAGGAGAACGAAAGCAAGTCAATTTCCAAAAAGTCATCAAACTGTAACACAAACACACGTTCGCCCAAACAAACGAACACACGTTCGCAACTCAATGTTAGGTACACCAAACACAACTTGTTAGGCGTCCCTAACTTTTGGGTACTCTTTCTAGGAATTTTGGTACTAGCAGGGGGGTATCTCTTCAGCAGATAGTGCAATTGTGAACTATCTCATCGAGCGATAAGCCTGCACAAGCGCACAAGGCTTTCACAAACGCACAACTAGGGGTATGCCGAGGCTGGTGGGTATGTAGTACCTGTATAAGCGTTCGGGATGGTGTCACTCTTTCGGCGGTTTTAATGACTGCACGGAGGGGGGTGGGGGTTGGGGGTTTGTGTGGAGTTTAATTGTGTAGCGAGCGTCTTACAGTTGCGTTCGGGAGCCAAGCCCGTGAGAGCAGTTTCGCCTTCCTTCTGTGCCAGCAAGCCGCGTATGCGGCGCGCTAGCCGCGAACGGTAGTGAGCGGAATGACACCACGAACCGACTCGGACTTGTAGTGCCTCCCCCACAGTTCCCGCCCCCGCGGAAGGTCGCCGTGGCCATTTCAGCCGACACCTTTGTTTGAGATTACCGTTCCTCACGTCGCTCCCCCACATCGATGCATGGGGGTCTACCCGCGTTCCCGCGTGTTCTTGGCCCGCACCGTGCGACTGGTGTACGCCCTTGGACCATCCGTGTGGTCTAGGTATCTGAGGAAACAACAAGGTGTGAAGACTCTTCTGCAGTTTGGTCTTCCCACTTCTCGATGCGTCGTACCCTGTTATTTCCTCACATTCCTAAGATGTTGGCCGTCATCATACACCTCCTGATAAAGTTTGCAACTATTCATGGGCACAAAGAGAAGGGTTCCAGCGGAAGACAAAGCACGGTTTTTTGCCGCTATCGCCGCAGGCTCAAACATCCGTGAAGCGTCCCGTATTGCTGGTATTCATTACAACACTGGGACGAACTGGATGGCTAAATCCAAGGAGGCGAAAGCCAAACTGGAGGTAGCGAAACTAGAAACCTCGAAAGCCAGGGGTTCTAGTGGTGGGAAACAGTACGAACAGTACGAACAAGACCTTGATGAGGCGGTCAATCTTCCGCCAGCCATCCCACTAACCCGCCTATCGGCTAACGCCCAACGTGGTTTGGAGGACTTCGACTTCTTCAGAAGGCACTATTTGGGGCGTATGCCCTCGCCTTGGCAGGTAGAAGCCGCCGTCAGGCTGGTCGAGATGCTGGAATCTGAGGAAAAAGAGTTCGTTGTACTCAATGTTCCCCCTGGTGCAGGCAAATCCACCCTGTTCCACGACGTGGCAGTGTGGGCAATCGTCCGAAACAGGGCCATCCGCGTGATGATTGGCTCAATTTCACAAGCAATGGCAAAACAATACAGTCGCCGAATCCGAGAAACCCTAGAAAGACCCGCCCCAATCCAGCCAGACGCCGAACTGGTACGCAAGGGTTTAGCACTAAATGCCGAAGGATGCCTCTCCATTGACTACGGTAGGTTCAAACCGTCCGACAAGGGGGCTTTATGGCGTGCAGAAGAGTTCGTGGTCGAGCAGTTGGATGGGAACGGCCTCGACAACAAGGAACCCACGGTTCGCGCCTATGGTATCGACTCCGAATACATCGGTCATCGCGCCGACCTGTGTCTCTTTGACGACGTCGCCTCGGTTGACAACGCCCGAGAAGGCGCAACAAGGGATAAGTTGCTGGAACGCTGGGACCAGGTGGCCGAGGCCCGCGTCGACCCAGCAGGCTTGCTCGCCGTAGTAGGGCAACGCCTCGGTTCAGGCGACATTTATGCGCATTGCCTCAACAAAATCACCTACGACTTCGATGACGAGGACTACGACGGGGCAGACATCGAGAAGCCTGAGGATTTACAGCGCAATGAGCCGTTGAAGCGCCAGAAATACCAGCACATCATCTACAAAGCGTATTACGAAGACCTCGACACAGGCCCCAAATCCCGCAGATACGACGCACTCCCATACCCAGAAGGCCCACTTCTCGACCCGAAACGACTCTCCTGGAAAGACCTGTCTTACATCCGTTACTCAAACCCGCGCACGTTCAAGGTGGTTTATCAACAGGAGGATGACGCGGATGACACGAACCTTATCCCCCGAGTGTGGATAACTGGTGGATTAGGGCCAGATGGTGTGAATTACCAGGGCTGTATCGACAACGACCGCCAACCAGGATTCGTCCCCGAAGGACTAACCCCACCCGTCGTCAGCCTTATTTCCGTCGACCCATCCCCCTCCCAATTCTGGGGAATCCAATGGTGGCTCTACCAACCACAAACCAACCTGCGCTATCTCATAGACGTAGAACGGGTCAAACTAACAGCAGAAGAACTACTGGGCTACGACACTACCTCAGGGGTGTACTCAGGTTTATTGGAAGAATGGACCGACCGAGCGTTCGCATACGGCTACCCCGTGTCCCACATCATCGTCGAAGTCAACGCCGCCCAACGCTTCCTCCTAGCCCACGACTTCGTCCGCAAGTGGCAAACCCGCAAAATGGTGAACATCATCCCCCACACCACCCACCGCAACAAGTTCGACGAAAAACTCGGCATCGAAGCCCTACTCCCACCCCTCTACCGCTCAGGCGCAGTACGCCTCCCATCCATGCGCGGCAACTGGAAAACCTTGGCGTTAGTGGACGAACTAACAAAGTGGCATCCCGACAAGAAGAACGGCACCGACCTTGTCATGGCGAACTGGTTCGCTGAACTTCACTTCCCTAATGTCGGAGGGTTCAAAGCGCCACCCCGCCAATGGCGTCCTTCCTGGCTGTTGTAATGATACTCTTGACCGCGGCTGTCTAGAACTAGGAGTTTCTGCTAAGTGCGAACCGTAGAAGAAATCGTTGCCCTTTACAACGAACGAGTAGAAGCACAAGGGCCAGTTCTTTCACGGATGCGCGAAGTTCGCGACCTTGCCAACGGCGAAGTAATCATCCC